GTGCATGGGGTTCGCGCTGTCGGTGCTGCTGGATCAGCAGGAGGACGAGCGGATGCGGGTGGCGATGGCGGCCGAGGTGGGCAAGCGGCTGATCAACGGCGCCTGGTCGCGGGGATCATTCGGAGAACCGGAGAGGATGCAGTGATGAGCGTGGACGAACGCCACCGCATGCCGCAATATGCAGAACGCCCGGCCGCTGGAAACGGTCGGGCGCCTGAAATGGTAATCAATTCGGCACCTGGCGGTGCGCTAGAAAGCGACGTTGCTGTCCCCTTTCTAGCTGAAGCGCCAGGGCCGACGCAAGAGGGGTGCGTCATGAACGCTCGGCCATACACGCTCGCCGCCAGCCTGGCACGGCCAGTCGCACGCGGATATCTCACACGAAATCAAGCAGATAGCGCGCTACTCGCAACCGCTATGCGCGGCGCCCGCACTGGCCAGATCCATCACGATCCCGTCGACGTCTTCCGCATTGCGCGGCACATCCTGACGCTGAAGCTGGCCGATATGCACGCCCGGCGAGAACTCGCCGCGCATCATATTAAGCGGCTGCTTGAACCCATGATCGGGAGTCGCAAGCCATCACGCGCGCTGCTTGCGGAGGCTCACGGCGTCAACGGTGAGGAAGGCTTCCCGCTCACCGAGGATGAAGTCCGCGACGTCGTGCGTGATGAAGTCTGGTGGTCCCTGCCAAGCGGAGGGCGCCATCATGGCTGATGAACCGATCTTCGCCGCTTATGATGCAGGCAAACCTCGCCCCAAGCTGGCAGTCGTCGGCAGCGAGGAGTCACGCGATAAGCCACGCGAGGCATTCGAGCTTAACCCGATCCGCATCATTGCGCCCCGCTCCATCCCGCATCGCCAGTGGCTCTACGGTAACCATCTCATCCGCGGCTTCGTCACCCTGCTGGTGGGACCGGGAGGCACCGGCAAGTCCAGCCTGCTGCTCGGCATGTGCATGTCCGTGGCAACCAACCGCACCCTGCTCGGCGCCCGCATCCATCAGCGGTGCAACGTGGCTCTGCTCAACCTCGAAGATCCCCAGGACGAAATCGACCGCCGCGTCACCGCGCTCGCTATGCGCTACGGCATCACCAACGAAGACCTCAACGGCCGCTTCTTCGTCTCGCCGCCCGGCCGAGGCGTCAATATCGCAGCCAGCAGCGGTGAGGGATTCAGCGTCGTCCATCCAGACGAGAACGCCATCATCGATCGGATCAAGGATGAGAAAATCGATGTGCTGGCAGTCGATCCATTCGCTGAAAGCCACACCTTGGAGGAGAACTCCAACCCGCAAATGATCCAGGCCGCAGCCGCATGGCGTCGGGTCGCTCGCGCCGGCAACTGCGCCGTCGTCCTCGCCCACCATGTCCGCAAGGGACCAGTGGACAGCATCGAGTCAGCCCGTGGCGCCAAGGCGCTGACCGATAGCGCCCGCGTCGGCCTGCTGCTCTCAACCATGACCGAGGAAGACGCCGAAGCCCTCGGCATTACTGCCGAAAAACGTCTTCAATACGTCCGGCTCGACGACGCAAAAGCCAACATGGCACCGCGCGCACCGAAGGCGACATGGTTCCATCTCGATACCGTCACCCTCGACAACGCCGACGACACCTATGACCGCGGCGACAACGTCGTCGTCATCGAGCCGTGGGAACCGCCATCGGTATGGGACAAAATGCCCGAGCCGGATTGCAACGCGGCACTCGATAGCATCGCGGCAGGACTGCCAGGCGGCGCGCGCTACACCAACACCCGCAGGGGCGGCGGTGATCGCTGGGCCGGCGCCGTCCTCGTCGAGATGTTCGGCATGACCGAGGGCCAGGCCGCCGGCGTCATCAAGACATGGATCGCCAACGGCGTGCTCATCATGGACACCTACAAGAACGACGACGGCAAATTCCGCACCGGCTTGCGCGTCGATAACACCAAACGTCCGGGAGATCGTTCATGACCTCTTATGGCGGATCTTATGGCGCGGTTATGGCGACCAAAACGGCGCCGGGGATGGTGTTCCGCCATAAGGGGCCTACGGCCCCACTTTATGGCGGAAACCAACCCAATCCTGAGGCGGTTATGGCGCACCGTTATGGCGGAATGGCGCGGGCACATATATCTGCCCGACGCCCCCAGCACATCAGCAGCATCGTCCAGCGCATCCTCGCCAGGTGCCAGCCATGACCCGCGCCGCCATCATCGTCACATGCCCCAAATGCGGCCGCCCACGCCTCTACGGGCACGCCTGCGGCTATTGCGGGGACCCAGAGCCAGAGGCGGCACTGACCGCCCTGTACGGGCATCTGTGGGGCTGTACGGGGTATGTCGGCCGCAATGGGGGAGCCGCAGCGCCATGAGCCACAGCAACCGCACCGACATGCCTCCCGGATACTTCTGGGACTGGGAACCCACCGGAGAACGCAAACCCGTCGCCTCCGCCGACCCTCGCATGGAAATCCCCGTCCCCACCGACCAGGGCTGGATACCGAACGCACGCATCACCCCGACCCCGCCCGAAGTCTGGGCCGCCAACGCACCACAAAACCCACTATTTCAACAGCTTCTGGCGCACATCCTGCGAACCGGCCGCGCCATATGAACGCCGAACCCCACAAGCTCCGCGTCGTCTACCGCAACACCGCCGACCTCACCGCGGCCGAGAACAACCCGCGCACCCACAGCCCCGCCCAAATCCAGCAAATCGCCGCATCCATGACCGCCTTCGGATGGACCAACCCCATCCTCGTCGACGAGCACGCCCGCATCATCGCCGGACACGGCCGCCTCCTGGCCGCGCAATCCCTCGCCATGCCCACGGTCCCCACCATCACGCTCGCCGGCCTCGATGCCGCCCAACGCCGCGCCCTCGTCATCGCCGACAACCAGCTCGCCCTCAACGCCGGCTGGGACGCCGACCTCCTCCGCACCGAACTCGAAGCGCTCAAGGCCATGGACTTCGACCTGTCGCTGATCGGCTTCGCGGACGACGAACTCGCCGCATGGCTCGCCGCACCCACCCCCGGCCTCACCGATCCCGACGACGTCCCCGAGCCGCCCGCCGAACCCGTCTCCAAGCCCGGCGACATCTGGCTCATGGGACGCCATCGGCTGGCCTGTGGCGACAGCATCCACCCCGACACAGTGGCAGCGGCCAGCAACGGCCAGCCCTCGGACATGATCCTGACCGACCCCCCCTATTGCAGCGGCGGCTTTCAGGAAGCGGGCCGGGCGTCCGGCAGCGTCGGCACTCGCGGCACCGAGATGATCGCCAACGACACGCTCTCAACGCGCGGATACATGGCCCTGATGAAGGCCACCATCCCCAACTTCCGAGCGGGCGTGGTCTACGTGTTCACCGATTGGCGCATGTGGACGAACCTGTTCGACGTCATCGAAAGCAGCGGCTACGGCGTGCGGAACATGATCGTCTGGGACAAGGGCACGCCCGGCATGGGCGCGGGCTGGCGCATGCAGCACGAACTGATCATGTGCGGCATCCGGGTCAAGTCGCCGTTCAACCCCAAGAAGGCGCAGGGCAACGTGATCCAGGCCAAGCGCACCGGCAACAAGCTGCACGCCACCGAAAAGCCGGTCGATCTGCTGTGCTCCATCATCGACGTGACCGACATGGCGCGCACCATCGCCGACCCGTTCTGCGGCAGCGGCAGCACCATCATAGCGGCCGAGATGACAGGCCGAAGCTGCCACGCCGTCGAGTTGACCCCAGCCTATTGCGACGTAGCCGTCACCCGATGGCAGAACTTCACCGGACAGACCGCAACACGGCCAGACGGCACTCCGTTCGCAGCTATCGCGGAAAATGCCCTAGAGAAAACTTATGCAAGCGGCTAGGAAACGCAGCCCAGAAAACGGCACTCGCGGCCCGCTGCCAGGTGAAGGCGGCGCTCCGATAAAGGAACTCGACCAGGCCGCAGCTATCAGACTTGCCCAGATCCAATGCACCGACAAGGAGATCGCGCATTGTCTTGGTGTGCATGAAACTACACTTATCCGCCGCAAGCAGGAGGACACAGAGTTCGCGGAAATACTTGAGCGCGCCCGCAGCAATGGCCGCATGTCGTTACGTCGTGTCCAGTGGCAAAGCGCCCAGGCAGGCAATGCCACCATGCAAATCTGGCTCGGTAAGCAAATCCTCGGCCAGCGCGACAAGCACGAGTTCAGCGGCGATCCGGACAATCCGTTGACAGTGCGTTACGTCGTCGAAGTGCCGCCAGATCCCGAGGACGAAAACGAATGGCAGGCACGCTACGCGCCGCCAACGATCGAGCATGACCCGGTGAAAGACTGAGCATGTCACAGGCACAAACCATCGAGGTCGCCTGGGCGCCGCAAGCCGGCCCGCAAACCGCGTTCATCAAATGTCCGCACTTCGAGGTGTTCTTCGGCGGGGCCAGAGGCGGCGGCAAGACCGACGCGGTGCTCGGCGACTGGGTCACGCACGCGGCAAAGCACGGCCCGGACGCAATCGGCCTGATGGTGCGCCGAACACGCACCGAATTGCTGGAGACGTTTGAACGCGCGCGAACCATTTACACCAAGCTGGGCGCCACCGCCACGATCAACCCGATGCGCTTCAACATGCCGAACGGCGCGCGCATTACATACGCGTATCTGGAACGAGATTCCGATGCTGAGACGTATCAAGGGGCGTCGTTCACCCGCGTGTATGTCGAGGAGGCTGGCAACTTCCCATCGCCCTCGCCGATATTGAAACTCATGGCAACGCTGCGATCGGGTGCAGGCATTCCCGTGGGCTTACGCCTCACCGGCAACCCAGGTGGCCCCGGCCACCAGTGGGTGCGCGCGCGATACATCGATCCGGCACCGCTGGGCTGGCGCAAGATCATCGACAAGGCCACCGGCCTCAATCGCATCTATATTCCGTCACGGGTTTCGGACAATCATTACCTCGGGCCCGACTACGTGCAGCGGCTCAAGGCCAGCGGCTCGCCCGAACTGGTGCGCGCCTGGCTGGAAGGCGACTGGTCGGTCGTGTCCGGCGCGTTCTTCCCCGAGTTCAGCCTGGACAGGCACGTCATCGCGCCACGCACCATTCCCGAACACTGGGCACGGTTCCGCTCGTTCGACTGGGGATCGGCGCGGCCCTTCTGCTGCCATTGGTGGGCGGTCAGCGACGGCTCCGATCCCGACATCGCCCGCGGCGCGCTCGTCCTATACCGCGAGTGGTACGGCATGCGGCCGGGCGAGCCCAACGTGGGGCTGAAGCTCACGGCCGAGGCAGTGGCCCAGGGCATCGCGGCGCGGGAAACTGACGACCCGCAGCCCATGCTGGGCGTCGCCGATCCGGCCATATTCGCGGAGGACGGCGGCCCGAGCATCGCGCAGCGGATGATGGGCCAAGGCGTGATCTTCCGGCCCGCGGACAACAAGCGCGTGCCATCCCGCGGTGCGATGGGCGGCTGGGATCAGCTCCGGTCGCGGCTGGTGGGCGATGACGACGGGCGGCCGATGGCGCTGTTCTTCAGCACCGCGCGGGATCTCATCCGGACGTTGCCCGCGATGCAGCACGACGATGCGCGGCCCGAGGATATCGACACCGACGCCGAGGATCATTGTTGCGACTGTGCGCGCTACGGGATGATGTCGCGTCCCTGGATCAAGGACGCGGCCAAGCCCGTCGTGCGCGATAGCTGGGACATCGCGTTCGAGCGCGCCGGCGCCGAGCCGGTCGATGGATGGAGGGTGGCATGAGCAACGCAGAACGCTGGGCGAGCGTGGAGGCAGCCGCCATGGGAAGACCGCGCCTGGTACGCCGGGACGAGCGCATCGCGCGCCTGGAGGCAGCCCTGCGCGAGATCGTAGAAGCGGTGCCACCCGTGCCGGATGACTGGCCGCAATGCGATGAAGCCAACTGGCAGCGGGTGCGCGATCTAGTGGTGCCTCACGGCATCAGGCTCGACATCATGGTCGGCAACGTCACGCGCTTTAACCTTCGCAGCCTCGCCAGGATTGCCACTGCCGCGCTGGAGGCCACGCCATGACCCACGAAGAGCGCAACGCGCTACGCCGGGTGTTGCGGATGCTCGATGCCGCCGGGGGCGTCATCCATCTGCCGGAGCGCGGCGCGCTGTGGCCTTCGCCCATCGAGCCAGCGATCAAATGGTTCATCAGGAACGACCCCCCGACCCCGAAAACGCAGAAGCTGATCCGCCAGCACCGCGAGAGGCAAGAGGCGCGCGCGCACTTGGACCGGGTGCAATATGCCGACCGCAATATGATGCTTTATCGCAGCCAGAGCGTGGGGCGTGTCCTGGCCGCCGCCGCGCGGGCCTTCATGACTGACCCGCCAGCCGCCGAGGAACCAACGCCATGACATACGACGGACTGACCGGCGCCGAGTTCATGCGCCTCGTCGGCGATGACGTGGACAAATGGGCCGACGCAGGCATTGAGGCCGCCGCCCGCCACGGCATGACCATCGAGCGCGAGTGGTTCCGCGACTTCCTCGCCGACGCGATGGACGCAGCGAGGCGCTTCAGCCGCCCGGTGGTGCCGGTAACCGAGGATGACAACCCATGACCGTCCCCCGCGCGCTGTTCGCCGATCCGCCAACGGACCCGAACGCGGCCGAGGCCAGCGCACCCAAAGGCGGCCCCGCCACGGACGGATACCCGCGCGATCTCGACGACGCCCACGCCCGGCTCGTCCGCTGGTTCGAGGAGAGCGAAAACACCGGCACCGACGCGCGGGATCGCAGCAACCGGGACCGCGATTACGTCACCGGCATTCAATGGACCCAGGCGGAACTGAAGGCGCTCGCCGATCGCCACCAGCCGCCGATCACGATCAACTATTGCAGCCGCAAGGTCGATCTCATGTGCGGCATCGAGAGGAAATCGCGCACGGACCCCAAGGCATACGCCCGCAACCCATCGGACGAGGGCAAGGCATACGCGGCCACGCAGGTGCTGCGATACATCGCGGAACAGAACAAGCTCGATCAGGTGCGGTCGGCCGTCTACGAGAACATGCTGGTGGAAGGCGCCGGCGGCGGCGAGATCGGGCTGGAGGACGACGGCAAGGGCGGCGCGGAGATCACCATCACGGCGGTGCCATGGGACCGGCTCTGGTGGGACCCGCACAGCCGCCTGCCGGACTTCAGCGACGCCCGCTACAAGGGGCTCGTCATATGGCTCGACAAGGACCAGGCATACGAGATGTGGCCGGATGCCGAGGACGTCATCACCGACAGCTTCGCGTCCCGTGACGGCACATTCAGCGACCGCCCCGACCATGTGATGTGGACCGACAGCACGCGCTCCCGCGTTCGCGTCGTTCAATGCCACTGGGAGGAGAAAGAGATCTGGTGGAACGCGACGTTCAGCCGCAGCGGGTTCTTGGCCCCGCCCACCAAGTCGCCGTTCCTCGATCACAAGGGCGAATCCGCCTGCGGGCTGGTGATGCAATCCGCCCACGTTGACCGCGAGAACAACCGTTACGGCATGGTGCGGGATATGATCTCGTTGCAGGACGAGATTAACAAACGGCGCAGCAAGGCGCTGCATCTGCTGGCGGTGGCCCAGGTCGTCGCCGAGAAGGGCGCGGTGAACGACGTTGACAAGGCCCGGCGCGAGGTCGCCAAGCCGGACGGGTTCATCGAAATCATGCCGGGGATGAAGTTCGAAATCCAGCACGGCGGCGAGATGGCCACCGGGCAGATGCACCTGTTGCAGCACGCGACGTCTGAGATGCAGGCCACCGGGCCGAATGCGTCCATGTCCGGCACCGATGACCGCGAGCTGTCGGGGCGGGCGATCCTGGCACAGCAGGCGGGCGGGGCGGCGGCACATGAGCCGATCGCGGACGGGCTGCGAACATGGATGCAAAACGTCTACGAAATCGCCTGGCAGGCGGCGCGGCAATACTGGACCACCGGCAAATGGGTCAGGGTCACTGACGACCTGGGCACCACGAAATACGTCGGGATCAACCAGCCGGTGACGCTGCAAGACAAGCTGGCCGAGATGCCCGACCAGCAGCGGGCGCAGGCGATGCAGCAGATGCAGCTCATGCCCGGCGATCCACGGCTCCAGATGGTCGTGGACGTCGAGAACGACATCCGCGAGATGGACATTGACGTGACCATCGGCGCCGGACTGGATGTCCCTTCGTTGCAAAACGAGCAGTTCCAGGTGTTGCTGCAACTGGCGTCCACACAGCCGGGGCTGATCCCGGCGGACGTGCTGATTGCCGCGTCCAGCCTCCACGACAAGGACAAGCTGTTGGAGCGGATGAAGCAGCACGCGCAGGAACAGCAGCAGCAACAGGAGGCCATGAAGCCGGTCA